TAAGAGAACCAGTTCTTTTCCAAGTCATTGCAAGATGATTCCATTGTTCATCGTTTACATAAGATGATCCAGTTGCTCTGTCATAATTAGGACTTGAACTCCAAAATACAGTTCCAAGTAATTGCCCACTAGCAAGCTCCATTGCAATTGAAGATCCACTCCAATTGGCTCCGGTGCTTTGATTGACTATAAAAAGCAATGGCTCAAATGTAAATACCCAAGCTGAAATGCTGTATTCATCTCTCGAACCATTAAGAAATGTTCCACTTCTGGATAGATATGTTTGATCGTCTGTACTAATTAAAGCTGATTGATTTATTACACCAGTAACAGATTCCAATGTGCCTATTCCATTTGGAGTTGTAAGTGTTCTTCCGTTTCCAGATGAATCAAGAAGTGAAACGCCTCCACTTCCATTATTATCAAATTTCCAGTAAGCTAGTAATCCAGTAAGCAGGGAGGACGGCGCAGCTCCTCCACCAATTTTTGGTAGATTTTGTACTCCTAATCCCAGGGATAGTCTTGGCATAAAATTACAATGCAATCATCCGCCAAGGGATTGAACCTTTGGCGGATTGACTGCTAATAGGTAATTAGCCCTTGTAGGCAATCACACGGCCAGTTCCAGCAGTGAAGCTGTTAAACTCACCATAGATGATGTTGCCAGATCCAATTGTAACGCCAGTCAGGGTGCCATCATAGTTACCAGAAATAGCGCTGAATGTAGTATCAGCGAGCATTTGAATCGCCCAATAGCTACTTCCAGCCACACTTGTGGTTCCAACTGTGAAACCATTCCTGGCCCCAAACCTATCTGTATCGGCAGACATTAGCTGTAGACCGGGATCTTGTACGAAGTGCCGTTGAGCTTAATGGTAATTCCGAGAGTGGATGTTCCGGATACGAACGTGCCAGTCGTGGCAGTCGTTGTGAACTCCATCGCGGTGGATTCCAGCCCGGAGTTAATCCGAACAGGCTTTCCCTTTGCCTTCAATTCCCGGCGAATATATTGTGAACTCATGGATCTAATTTCCTATGTTTTGCCCAAACTTGTTTGATTGTATCGGCTTTATGTCTTGGGCGGAACTTTGAGCCGAGTTTCTGTTCTAGTGCGTGATAACCTTTAAGAATGTTGCGACCATCCATGGCTGCCGGATGATATGCTGGTTCTGAACCACAATTTACAAGTCTGAAGCTGGAGGGAAAGTTGCGTCGTTTTAGTTTACTTGGGACATTGTCCCTTTCATCTACCGGACGCTCGAGCGTTACAACGCCCCCGGTGTCCCTGTCTTCGTACTCGTAAAGTGGCATCAGTCCGTCATCTCTCCACCGTCCATCTTGACGGCTTCATTCCTGAGACGCTCGCCTTCGGTTTCGGCTTCTGGAGATTCTTTTTCAATTTCTCCTTCTGCTTCGCTAACGCGAACGACGGCAACGCCTTCTTTGATTTCAACAACTTCTCCGGTCAATTCAACCATGTCACCGATTGCAGGCTCGGCCTGTTCAGTCTCTTGCGAGATGGTTAGATTTTCGATCGGAATATTTACCATGTTAGCCATTTTTGACCCCTTGCTTTTAGGCTCGGGCCCGGGGAGATTTTTGCCTCCCCGAGCCTTCGCTTCGGGCCCGATCATTAATACGATCGCGCCCATTTAATTAGCTGACTTCAGAACGACTAAACACGACTCGGTAGAACGCGTTGTTCAAGGTAATCGCGGTGTAGTACGTTTTGACAGCGACCGAGGTTACCAAATCCAGAGGGTCGGACTTGTCCGGACCTTCTGCAATTAGGACCTTGGGGCTATAGGGCGAGTCGCCTGTGAGGCTAGGTACGCCGAATGCCTGGTCACCGAGCACAATGTTCGCCAAGAAAGGCGCAGTGCTGGAGTTGTAGGATGCAGCTGCAGTGCCAGAGATGGCATTAGCAGAAGCAGAACCGAAGGACAGAATGTTGTGCGACAACAGAGTCTTCACTCCGTAGTACGTGCCAACTTCACCCTTCAGCAAGCTGTCTACGTTCGAGTAACGATGCGCCTGGATATAGTCGTCATCGTTTAGGATCGAACGAGCAGTACGAGGATCTGCAACCAGGACGTATCCGCCTTTGATTGTAGGAGCCTTGTCAACTCGGAGAGCAGTCACGGAATCGAGCAAGTCGAGCGCCGTGAATGACGAGTTGGCTGCAGTCGCGGCGATGAATGCCGTCGAGTTGCTGTTTTGCGCGTAGCGGACCGAGGTCGACAGAGTGCCAGTTCCAGAGGTAGTTCCGGTCGTTAGCACACGGTGAACGAGCGTATCGGCATGCAACGCATGATCTTCCGCCAATTGAGTCGTGGCCTGTGCCATTGAATCAAACAAGTTTGTGGCTTGCAAGATATCAGACAGCTTGACCAAGCTGGCAAACTGTTGCAATGATGCCTGTACAGTCGACAGGGTCAACTGACGTTCGTTCGATCCAGGGTTTGTGCCTTCCGACGTTACTTCGATGATCGAGCTAATGCTCGGGTTGTCGTAGCGGAAAAATCTAATTTGTTTATTCCCATTTTTCCGAGGAAGCGCCGCTTTCATTCCAAATTGTTCCATCTGAAGGATGGGCAATTGACGTTGGAGCAACTCTTTCGAGAAGTACTCCTGGTAGGCCGCTGCGAGCGAGCCAGAGGTTACTAGTGCCATATAATTTTATCTCCTGTTGTCTAAACCTTAGTTAGCGTCGTCAAACTCTATCGCCATTCGGCGAAGCTCGGCACCTTGTTCAGCTACGGATAAATCCTTAAACTGTTTCTTCGGCGCCGGGGTTGACGGTGAACCAACTCCAGGTTGTAAACGTTTTTTGAACTCCGCATTTTCTTTGCGGAGCTTTTCGACTTCGTCTGCTAATCCGGTTGAGTTATCCGTTTTCAATGCAAGCTGTGCGATCTCTACCGCGTCGACAATTCCATCGGCGTACTGACGAAGAACTGCCTTCGTCTTTAGCAACTCCGAAACTTTCTTGTGCAGTGGAGACGTGGCGTCCTTCAATTCTGGATGCCTGTCTGCCATCTTGGAAAGATTGTCGTTCCAGGCTTTCTCTCCGTGCTCCCTGACCTTCTGTTCGTGTTGCTTTAGTTCGTATCGCTCAACTTCTGTCGCCTTCTTTTCGGCTTGCTCGGCCAGGTCCTCTCGACCCTCTTCCCGGAACTGCTTCGCAGCGTTTCGGTAGTCGGTCGCGTCGAACTTGCCTGCTGGTCTCTCCTGGTCTGCCTTCCGGGCCTCTTCACGTTCGCGCATGAATTCTTGGCGCTCACGTTCCAAGCGTTCCTTTTCGGCCTTAGACTCCGCCTTAGCTTGCTGAATGGCATCCCATTCCTTCTGCTGACGGTTCTTTAGCTTCTCGTACTTGCTGGGTTCCTTGGCCTTGTCGGATGACTCAACCGGACTCTCAGACTCTGTCGTTGTTAAAGAACTATCACCTTTTTGATCCACGACTTCGGTCGTAGAAGGCGAATTTTCTGTTTTAGGTTCTGTCGTCGACGTGGGATTCGACTCGGTCTTCTCCACTGGTTCCGACGTTGGTGCCGTCTCCGGTTTTGCTTCCACTTTATCTGGAGGGATAATCCCATCCTCAATCATGGCTGCTCTTCGTAGCGACTCCGCTGTCAGTTCTATTCCATCACCCATGCTAACCCCTTTACTCCAGCCCCGGAATGGTTAACGATCCCGGGCGGGATTGTGACTAGTCTATGTACTCCGCGGGTAACCTCTAGTCGTCTGCCCCTCCCGCGGGATGAGTGGCATCAATTCCAAGGGAATCGATAACAGCCACTGCAGATCGGAAGCCTATTGCAAATCCACATGCTGTCAAGCTACCTTTTTGAACAGCACTAGAATCTTGCCTAATAGTCATGTTTCTGAGCACCGCGGCAAATCTCACTCCATGCTCTGATCTCATGAAACTACCAAGCGCCCTGGCGTCGTCCCCGGTCCATTCCGGCTCGTCGACCCACTTGGTAAAGCGTATAAAGTTTAAGATTGCCCTTAGTTTTGTCATATGATTATCCCCCATGAACTATCTGTGAATATACTTGCAGTAACTCCCATAAACCTTTGCTTGAGAGCATCATGCACACTTTCTATGTTTATGTCATGTCCGGCAAGAATTCCTCCCAGCCTGACCTTTGGCTTCCAGGCATCGATATCCGCCACTAGGGCCTCGGCCCGGTGATCCCCATCTAGGTACACAAGGTCAACAGACCCATCATCAAATTGCTTTGACGCCTCAATGCTTGGCAATTTTATATGTGAAATATTTGTAAAGGATTCGGTGCGTTCTAAATATTTTTTTTCTACCTCTGCCATATCTGCATTTGATGCGTGATCATCTTTGTCGTACCCATTCAACCATGGGTCAATTGTCACTACCCTATTGAAATATTTAGCCATTACGACTGCATTCTCTCCGGAGAAAGTGCCAACTTCAACAGCTATTCCATCCACATTAATTTCATTCGCCCAAGAATACAACGCACGAAGAGCATTCAACTGCTCCTCTGGCCTCATTAGCGCAATCACACCATCGGTTGTGCCATCTCGGGAGGAACTTGTCCAGCCATTTCTGGAGTAGGCAATTGACCTTGGGCCCCCATTAGTTGCTCCTGCTGTCTCATCTTTGCCTTGTCCATTTTCTTGAGCTCGGCAGTAATCGCCCTGGCAGTGTTCGGATCAATCTGTTCCAGCGCCTGTAAGTGCTGGTTCAAGTGCTGACCAATCGCCTGGGCTGTTGCCTGGTCAATCTGTCGGAATCCTTTTTCTGCAGCCTGCTGGAAGTCAAAGATGATCTCAAGATGGGCCCGGTGATCGTCGGTCGGCTTGATTGCGATCGGGAACGCGGTCGTCATCATTGCGGCGAGTTCCTTTGCCTGCTCTTCTCTCTGCTCCTGCTGGTTCATCATCGGGTCCTGGACCAAACGACGTACCAGGCTCGGATCGTCTAGTTCGAGCACAGACTTAACAAGTTCAGCCTGGTTGATGAACGGAGACTGTCCGAGCAGTTGCATCCGGGCTACTGCCTTCTGGAGTTGGAACTGGCGAGTCTGGAAATCGTACCCACCCTTGGGCATGATCGAATACTGTTCGTGCAATGCTTCCGGCGGGACGGTCCCGGTATCTTCTGCATAGCGGAAGTTCAGATCCTTCTTGTCGTACTGCAGATAGATCGACCAGCACTGACGGAACAGGCGACCTAGCGACATTCGGAAAAGACGGTTTCTTAAATCGGCTCCCGCGGACCCGGTGTTCACCAATGCTTGAATTTCAGTTGCTGTTTTTCTGGAGCTACCAGGTTCCGCGGGATTGTTGCCGACTCCGAAATCAATTGTTCCAACCCTCTGCTCTGCCTCTGCGCGTTCGTCGTACATGACGCGCATGAAGTCCATCGGAGGGGTCGTCATCTGCACAGGCTTGATGCCCTGTGGCAAGATCTGCCCGGGTTGCATCTTGAGATTCGCCATGTTGAGAGAGACAGGATTGTCGGCCTGGAACAGGGGACGGTTCGCAAGTTCCAGGAAGTCGAGCATGGAGTTTTTCAGCTTCGCCAGGGTCATCTCATTCGCAGCCAGGATCTCGGCGACCCCGCGTGACGAATAGAATCCTCCGTTGGTCAACTCATAGCTAAACTCTGTGAACGGACACTGCTTATGTTTGTAGGGAAGAACGAAATCTTCACGCACTGCCTCGGTCGTTGCTAGGGGCGAGTATGTGCAAACATTCCACTCGTCATCTTCGTTCCTGGTGTAGATCTCCCAAAGGATGATCCGGTCCGGGCGAGAGTCGTAGGTGATACCTTCACGTTGGTAAACGGCTTGTTCTTTTTCGGTATTGATGCCCTCGAACTTGGTCCCGCGTCCGGCGATCCTTTTGATGAAGTCCTCGTCCTGGTTGTAGGCCGCGACGCGCTTGTACTGGTCAACGGACAGGACCATGACGTGGCAAAGGTAGTCGGCGTCGTCCAAGGCAACTGTCTGGTCAGGAACGATGAACCTGGTCGGATCGATCGCCTGGAAAATGATCTCCTTCTTGCCCTCGTCCCAAATTGATTTGAGTACGGAGCGACCGAATAAAAGCATGTCGTCGATTAGGCGGACGATCTCAAATTGGAATGCGGTACGCTCCCGGATCTTGTAGTCGAAGTAGCGCTCGGCAGTGACGGTGAGTGGGGCCAGTTGCTGGCGCATAGGCACAAACCCGGCGACGACGTCGTTGCCCAGGGCTGAGTTGACGTAGTTGGGTTTGAGGCGCTCGATAATACGATCAATCAAAGCGACGTGCATGTCCGCCGCGGTGGGCCATGGCTTAACCTTGCGACGCATTCCAAACGTTCGCATCTCATAGAACTGCCTCTGCCGGGCGTCCCATGTCGCACGGTTCTTCAGATCCCGGAGGATGCGCGTATGAAGTTCGTTATTGATTGGTTCCATTGTTCCTTGTTCTTACTTCGTATTCTAAATCGTTTATTGTGTGTACTGCGTCGTATGCCCAGGATTGAACGTTAGGAGTAGATCTTGTGACCTCTTCAAACCTTGGATCGTTGATCAGTCTGTCCGCGTTCCCCGACGTCCTCACCACCGGGCTTACGGTTGCGCAACCACCAAGCGCTACCACCGAAAGAAGCGTCAATACGATTGCGAGCGTCCGACCATTCTTTCCTAATTGCGGACTCATTGCGCTCACGTTCCCCGGGGAACAATCCTACAATTGCCTTCAGCAATTCGATGAGTGCGCCGATCCACGAAAACACAAAATCTTATTTGGCGTCGGCGGCCTTGATCAGTCCGATTCCGGCGATGATCGCGGCGATGAGTGTTCCGAGCTCAGGCACTTTGCCTGTCTTCAAAAATTCCACCGCTGCTCCAGCGACGGCTACTACGATTGACAAAACTCCAGTTGCAGTTGTTTTCCAGTTCATGTTTTATTCCCCCTTTTATCCCCCGGCATCCCAACCGGACATTTCAGTGTCCGCGGACGCCTGCTTCATTAGTTCAAGCAAAGATGGACGCGTGTATGCCATTGTCAAGTCGTAGTCAAGCCCCGCGTTGTCGCATGCCATGACAACCGCGTCGGCCCTGTCCGGAGACGCCACTCCGCGGGACCGCATTGCGTCTTTCGACTCCAGGCCCAGCTTCCCGCGGGACGTTGCCTGGGCCCTCCTGGTCACTAGTTGGCTTTTTAGAATATCGTCTTCGGGCAGGATGATATCGCAAGTGTCGATCTTCCGGGCCAGCCTGTGCCACATTTCCGAACCCCTGTTCTGGTAGGCGTCGCTGTCCCTGGCGTTGCCACCAAAGTTTACTCGGTTCACGGTCCACCCGGCTTCGTTCAGTGCGTCGCACATCGGCAGGCCCAGGCCCCCGGCGTCGGCGAATACTTGCTCCGGCTTAACCCCGGCTTTCTTTAGTTCCATGATGATCCGCCCGACCGTTGCCATCGTATCCCTTTCGCGCCATGTGATCAGTGGGAGGATTCGGTTTCCCTCCCGGATAGCGATTACGTTCTCGTCGCCACCCGCGGAAAAGTCGATGCCAGCCGCCCTGTCTGTCCCATTAGGGACAGGAGGGTTGTTTACGCAGTTGTCGTAGCTACCCAGGCTCACGACTAGGCGCTCCTCGCCCAAGTCCATGAATTCTGCCTTGAGCATGGACTGAGTGAACGGACTGTTTACCCCATACCGTTGCTGAATCTCTGAAATGTATAGCGGACTGATGTGTGGACAGTCCCAGGCAGTTGCCCGGGTCTTTTTCCACAGATCTGCTTCCTTTGTAAAACATCGGTAGAACTGACCCACTGGGGCCCCGGGCGAACTGGCGACCAGGAGGCGGGTTGGTTGGCATCGAAACACTGAAACGTAGATCGGGTCCTGGACGGTCTTGGCCTCGTCTACCACATACATGAGGGGAGCGGTTTCGTGGTTCGCGGCGTGAAAACCTTCCGCCCGGCCTGCTGACTCGTTGTCATTGCCTGCTGTAAACCCCAAAATTCGGCTTATACGCCCCGAGGCATGCTTGAAGCGGATTTCCCCACTGGTGACCTCAACCATGTCGCCAAAGGGCCTTAGAAGGGCTTTAATTGCAGGCCAGAGCACAGATTCGACCTGGCGATACACTGACGCGGTAACGACGCTCAAAGACTCCTCAAAGCATACCATGTGCCAGACCAGGGCCGGGGCGATGACGTTTGACGTCTTGCCGGAACCGTTCGCAGCCACTAGCGCTACCCGGCTATAGATTGGGGCCAGGTTATTCATGACCTCCTTTTGCCAGGGGTATAGATTTAACCTGAGCACACCCTCCGCGAATCCTGCCGGGGTGGCTTGTTCGTCGACCTTGGATGCCGGGCCGGGTTTCGATGACCCCTTTTTATTTTTAGCCGAATTTCTGAGGGGGGTCGCGCGCGCGCGCGCGCGTGTGGGGGGCCCCCCGGGGGGGGTGTCGTGGGGAGGGGGTGTGGTATCGACGATCGTCTCCATATTTTTATTGACTCCTGGCCGCCAGGAAATATGATTGAATTATTGCCTGTTTCATTTGTCGCACAATGCGTCTTGTGTTGAATTCGGCTCGGAAACAGGCTTCGACTCCGCCTTCCCGGCATACTTAATCTTGTTCGCGTTGACCAGGAGCGCCGCGTCTGCCGAGGTAAAATGCACGTTCGCCACTGCTCCCCCAACCTGGACCCTGGACTGCTGACCGAAATGCTCCTGGGCCCGGCGCTCGATGCGCCATGCAGCCGCTTGCCAGGTCCCCTTTTCTGCTGCTCTGTCAATGACTTCCAACGCGCGCGTGATGTGGAGCGCCTCTGCTTTTTTTAAGCGTTCGCTGAGGTGGGGCCTGGCGGATAGAAATGTTGACAACGTGGACTTTGCGATTCCCAATAGGTCCGCGATCATCGAGTATGGGAACCCTTTGCTCAGCGCAGTCTCCACAATTGTGATGTGCTCTTCGGTAATCTTAGGCAATCCCCTGGCACCGAGCGCGACTTCCGGGATGTAGTTCGGAACTTCGTTCATGAGTCTGCGCTCTTTGTCTAGGCGCTTCTCATCCACCTTCTCGATCCTCTTCTCGGGATAGCGCAGCTTCATCCTGCGCTTCTTTTGCCTCGGCACTATGGCCGGGACTGGATCAGAGACTAGATCCTTTGGACTCGTAGTAGTTGGCGAGTCGCTGGAGTTTCCAGATGCATTCATTGACTAATGTCTCCCCAACTTCGTCACTGCACTTCCTGTTGCAATTGGTAAGCAACTTCCAAAACGATGAGCATGCTGACTTGAGCTTAACGTTCTCAGCGATGATCGATTTAATTTTAGCTTCGTCTGCCACATGCAACCCTCCCGGTAGTTAGAAAACCCCGCGCCCGGGAACCACTTTCACCCCTCCCGGGTCGCAACCAATTCCCCAACCAACCCCCAGGAACTGGCTTTCGTGAACGTATTGCATCCAGGCCGACGCGCAAGTCTTTACTGTTTTGCCTATTCTTTCTGGTAAGAATTAAAAAGGCATATGGTAAACCTGAAAAGCCCCCGCGGTTGGAGCGGTACCGCTAGCGCAGCGAAGCGGGGGGACTTTAGTCCCCCGCTCTAACAGGGGGCTGTTTCACCATTCTGTATATATAAGGGGATCGAAATGGTGAAACAGAGTAGAACCCGGGATTTACAGAGTAGGGCGAAATAGCTGTTTCTAGCCCTTTCGGGCTATGTTTCAGTCCAACTTGATGGGTCGAAACGATGCCACCTGGAGCTCTTTCCCGGCCCAATTCCTGTTCCCTTTAGGCGCCCCACCCTTCTTGCCATTAGCGATCGATGCCTTGGCCTTAGCCTCCGACCTCACCTTGCCGATCCTGGACGCGAATAACGCCACCGGGACCTCCTGGCGGCAATGAGGACATTCCACGGCCCGGCTCACCAGGTCCTCATTTCATCGATAAACTCGATCTGCTTGTCCCGGCGCTCCTTCAGCACTGCCAGGAGCCTGTCGGTCATGTCGATCTCGAACAGATCTCCATTGCCTCCGAGCAGTCCACCGCCCCGGTTTAGATAGCGAAGGACCTTTGGCCTGTTGCTTGCACTCTCCATGATCTCGCAGATCCCATAGTCCCGGTTGTATCGGTAATACTTGCCCGGGACCATCTGCTCGAATGTGAGCGCCCCTTCTTCTCTGTCGTCGTAGTTGTTCATAGTTTCCTCCAGTACATTTTCCACATAAACACGGTGCACAGGATCGCGCAAGGCGTGAGTAGGATTAGTTCGGTCATGCTGCCTCCAAAACTTTAAGTATTTCATCCTGCGCCTCTCGAAGTGTTTTAGTTACCTTAATCAAAGTATCTTTTTTCGTGTAATCGTAGTGACCTCGATATATCCACCATGCAGTCTGAGAGTGGAAATTCTTTCCAAACGAACACGTCCCTTTGATTATTATAAAGTCATCAAATGCATACCCAAATTCGGTGTAAGCACTCTTAGGCTTCAGCGGGTTTCCGGGATGAAAGAAACTAGCTTTCTTTAATGCAATTTTGTTACGAGCAGAGCAAATCATTTAGATTCTCCTTTAATAGTTAACTGATGCTTCTTGAATGCCACCACAAGGTCAGACCTTTCCTGCTGTGACAAGTTGCAGAACTTCGCGAGCGCCCGAATCCTGTCCGAATTCGAGTTGACGTAGTTCACGAATAGCTTTTCTAGTATCTTGCTTTTAGTTGTGTTGATCATGTTGGTTCCTTTCTCGGTTGAAGATTTATTTGAGCTTGTTAACAAACTCAACATTCCAAATGGTTGCCTCCTGCTTGGCGTGATTAACGTCAACCCACCCCATGTTGCTTTTACGATCACCGCGTTGGACGTATCCGGTCACGCCCCATTTGCTTTGGCGATTGACTATTAGTTTACCCGCTTTGACCGGAGTTACTTCGGCTTGTGTTAATGTGGTTTTCATGTTGGTTGGTCTTTCTTGGTTGGGGGTTAGAATGATGGGCGGAAATATTTTTGCAAATCATATACGACGCCATTGTTATGTCGCCAAACAAAGTAACAAGTTTCGCCAGAGGACTGTGCAAGCCTGACAACAATTTTTGGATTGTCGTTGCTGATAATTTCGAATTCGGCCTCAGTAACCACTCCAGACTTGTTGCCGATCGACTCCAGGTCCCGCTTGATGCAAATATCAATATACATCTTGGCGTCCCGGAGCGTGTCGGCGATATCAGTACTGCTCCCGGTCGACATTGCATCGTAGTTCCGGTAGGTGTTCCACTGAACCCCGCGGATCTCGGGATCAAGCAAGTAGTCGTTGTTGAACTTCCGGATCAACCATCCGCGATACTTGTAAACATCCCTGTTGATTTTCTTGGTGGGGTACTTGCTGGCGACAGTAACCGCGCCTGCTTCGGTTTTGGTATTGGTGTTGCTCATGGTTAGAAATTAACCCATCTCCTGGGTTATGTCTACAAGTATTTTCAATACAATGCGTAAGTTGTTGATATTGAATGAAATACTTTTACTAAAAACCTGGTGCCGGGATGCGGTAAACCTCGCCAAATTGTGTTTTATCTTTCAGCAACTTGCCGGACTTCACCAAGCGCGTGAGGTACCTGGACAATGTACCCCGCGGAATTCCCATCGAAGGATCGGCCTTCTCCCACACTTCTTTGAATGAAGATCCTTTCTCCCTGTCAACGCATGCCATCACTTCCTCGTCCTCGTATGCCTTCTTCGATCCCTCCGCTGGCCTTGCATCGTCCGGATTAAATTCTGCTGTGCGTTTCATCAGCGGAAATTCCCACTGCACACAGAACGGATCGATCGGAGAAAAGTCTCTCATCGTCGGCTCCACGATCAGCACGTTCTCTTCCTTGTGAGGATGCATGACGAAGATGCTGTCCGGGTCGCGAGCGAATACGGTACTGCCTGACATTTTATCAAACCCGGCCCTGTTTCCGTGGCCCTTGCTGAAGTGATGCCCAAACACGACGCTCGCATTGGTTTCCACTGCAATGGAATCTACCTCGTTCATCAATGTAGCCATTTCCCCGGCTGAATTTTCATCTCTCTCTCCGTACAGCTTGTAGATCGGGTCGAAGCAAATCAGTCCAAACTCTCCGATCCGTAGCTGGTCAATGATCTTGGGCCGCAACGCACTCAGGTCCGCCGAGTGTCCGCGCAGATTCCAGACGAACAACTGATCGCTAGGTATCTGAATGCCTAGTGCCCGACACACGGATCTGATCCGCTCCCGGAATGAGTACTGCTGGATCTCAAAGTTGATGAACAGCACCCGCGTCCTGCGCGTGGGCATCTCCCAAAACTTTGTGCCAGACGCCACGCATATCGCCAGTTGCAACAACGTCCAGGTCTTCATGCTCTTGCTGGTCCCGCCGAGCACCATCTTGCAACCGCGGTGCAGTGCTCCGTAAATAATCTCCTCCGGCTTCTCGATCGGCAATTCGTCCAGGGCCCCGGCCTCCATGATCAGCGGAAGGTTCCCGCTTCCCCATGGCTTGCTGGCCCCGGCCAGGATGTTCCTAATATCTTCCGGGCATGCGTCCTGTTCTTCCATCGCACCGAGCGCCTTGAGCGCAGCCGTGTGCATGTTCCGCATGCGCGTAGTCTTCCTCAACCTGGGCAACCAATAGTCCATCTTCGACGCGGACGTGACCGATCCGGACATAATCTTCAGACTGAATTCGTGCACATACTTTGGATGCTCCTTCGCCACAAACTCACCCATGGCGACAGCGTCAGGTGGCACACCATCCCGGAGCCCCCGGGCGACGCACCGGGCTACTGGTTGGTAGTAGTTGTGTGGGTCAAGGATCTCAGCCTTGTTCCTGTCCAGGATCGTCGGGTCAGTGAAGCATGCTGACAGCACTGCCCACTCTGCTTCGTTATCCCGCGGTGGTCCGTAAGAGTCCGGGTTCATTTGTACTGCCTTCCCCACATATTGCGCCATGCAGTACCGCGCATTTGCACTACCACTTGCCAAACCTTGTCAGGGAAGATCCAGCACTTCTCGACCTGGAACTGTTCTGCCAGTTTCTTTAGTTCGTTAGGGACCGCGCACTTGTAGTCGTCGATCTTCATTTATTCCCCTTCCTGGACTGATGGAACTTCCTGTGCTCGCTTTCGATGCACTTCTCAGGGGTCAACTTCTCCAGGCGCCGGACGACGTCACGGTGGTCCACGTTGGCCCCAGCGACCATGAGCCATGTAGCCATAGGTTCACCGCGGACCGCGCGCACCAGTTCTTCCGATTCTATGTACGTTTTATATCCATCACCCTGCCAGGCAGTGCGCACTGGCTTGGCTATGGGTACCAGGCCGGACAGAATCTTTCTCCGGTTCAGTAGTTTAATATCTGAGATCATCTGCACGACGACCTCTCCTGCTAGTTGCCTGTACCGTTCGGTCAGGTCTCCTTTCGTGAGTCTGGTTGATTGCATTGTGGGGTTCCTTTCGTTGAGGTTGTTGTCTTATCTTCTACAAAACATCCGGTGAGCATATCCAGCTTATATCCATTTCCGTGCCAGTAGTCGTAAAGCATCGCGTTGATTATTCTTCCTTGATTGCCGAATTCTTCAGGGAACAATCTCCCCGGAGCGAGGCCAAGATCCTTCACAAGTGCCCCGAACTTGACCGCGGTCATCTTGTAAATTTTCACTTAGTTCCTTGTTGAATAACAGGGCCGCGTCGACATTGGTGATAATCTGCCGGATTGCCTGAGCATGCGTATGGTCCGCATTGTCTCGCTCGACAACGAGCATCCTCTTAGTTGCCTCGAGGATATCACGTTGCCACTTGAGGGTGTTCGTCAAACTCACCGATTCTTACTCTTGCCAGCAGCGTTCAGCGCGATCGCAACCATCTGCTCAAAGCTCCGGGCCTTGCCTCCGGCCCCGCGCTCCTTGCCTTTCTTTTTATTATCTTTCATCAGTTCCCGCATGTTCTTCGATACGTTCTTTCCTGATGGCATATGTATCCTTTCTGTTATTTGTTTACCGACATTGAGTGCATGAAGATCGGAGTCTGCTCACCGACATAAGATCCGGCAATATTATAATCAAAATATTCCTGGGCATCTTCGTGCGACATTCCCTGGTCCTGGAGGACCTCGATCACCTTGTCGATATCGTAGACGGCCCGGATCTTTTCTCCGAACGGAAACGCAACCCCGACGAATGCCTTGTCAAGTCCGTCGGCCAGCATCATGCCCTCCGCCTCTTCTCCGTACATTTCAATCAACTCTTCGATCGCTTCGTTCATGCTGTCTCCTCTCCCACGACGTCGTCCCATGACGCCTCCTCACCATTCCAAACGTGGGGCTGCGACCGCAACCATTTTGGCTTTTCGCCTGTCTTGGTAAAGCTCGGCTCGTTCCAGAGCACGTTGTTCCCGGGAACGCACGTCATCCTTCCGTTGTCCAGGGCGATGAAATGATTCGACTTGGTCTGGCTCGGCGACATGGAGAATCCGTCTCCGTACGGTTCCGCCGTGAACAGGTAGCGCCCGGGCTCCCAAATCTTTCTGCTGGCGATCCAGACCCTGCACGACAGGCCCATCAGGTACTCGTACTCGATCGTCGTGAAGTTCCATCCGAAACAGTCCCACCTCTGCGCGTCGTGTATATCCCAATTCATAATTGAAATATCTCCGTGCATCATCGCGTGGAGTGGGAGTCCGCGGTAGATCGCGCCACACTTGAGCATCACAGTGCATCCCCAGGCCCGGCCAGGGATCGAGGTCAGTCCAAACCAGACAGCGTCCTGGATCTCTTCTTTCTCTCCGTCCGACACGAAGGCCAGGTCGACCTTGATGTATAGATGGCGAGGAAGGTTCGCAGCGTGGGTCATTTTGTTAGCTTGTCGCAGTAGATTGCCATCAATCCAAAAACAACTACCCAAACAATAATTGCGTACCAACCGCTCATCTCCACTGTCCTCCGGTTAGCCAGGCGACCAAGACCCACCTGGAGCCAAAGAATACTGGACGCGCCTGGTGCTTTATGTAGGCAGGGAACATCGTTGCCGATCCCTGCTTCTTTACATCTTTCGCGTTATGCAAGTCGCACTCAACCCGGAGCCCTCCTCCAAGGAACTCGGATGGATCTGATAGGTTGATCACCATCGTTAGCTTGCGATCGCTTCCGTCGAAGCAGTCGAAGTGTGGCAGGAAAAACTGCCCTGGCCTATAGCGCAGGATCTGCAACTGCTGAACCCCGGTAATGTCCAGTCTGTAGTGCTCTTCGTTTAGGTCCATGGCAACACTTCTGACAACGTCGTATAGCCACTTGTAGTGTTCCGCGAACGGCACCCAACACGACGAGCATGTCCTGGTGAACGCGGCCCGGGTCGTCCCATCCTTATTCATGATGTGAGATCTCTTCATGCCTATGACCTGGGCGTCATCGCGGATCATGTTGCACTGCCCCTGAGTCAACACGTCCGGCTCGCACACTGCCGTTAAGATCTTCTGCTTAAAGTCGCTCATACCTAACCTCCTTGAGCGCGGTCTTCAGCGCGTACTGGAACAGAGCATCCTTGTCGTTCGCAATGTGGATGCGCCCGGCCTCAACGATTGATTCGTAGACGTCCTTGTCCACGTCCAGCCCCAACTCATAGCAGACAATTTTCTTCTCAGAAACGATTCTGATCAGATCTGCTTTAGGTTTGCCTGGATATCTTTTGTGACGGCCAGAATATCTTCCGGCTTGATTGACCTTAGAACGTTGCACCATTTGGGTTCTCCCTGTATTGCGTTGACCGCGTCTTTGCATTTGTCCTTGGGTTGCTCGTACACCGAGCATGGGGCGTGGGGACAAACATCTTTAGGAAAGATTGGCTTCACATACTTGTAGTACTTCGACGTGTGCTCAGGTCCGTAGGGTCCGTACAGTCCTACGGTTGGCGCGTCGAATATCGCTGTCATGTGCATGATCGCCGACTCCGGGCAAACTGCCATGTCGCAACGCGCAGCCAGGTGCAGTAGCGTCCTGACGTTGCATAGTCTTCCCTGGAGATTGACGAGCCTCTGGTGCGTGATGGACAAAGGAGGATCGTCGTGACCAACTGCCACAACGTGCCAGTCCTTGTTCTCCTTCAAGAAAGACTTAATGAACAGCCCGGCCTCGTATGTTGGGTAAGACTTCCACAAGCTAGATCCGCTGATGCTGTAGAGCAGGAACGGTCCAGGAACGTCGAATCCTATCGTAGCTAACTCATGCTGATCCTTTTCCATCAGCTTTGCGTATGGCTTCTTAAACTGATCGTCAACCTCGACGCCCCAGGATCTGTAGACGTAGTCGTAAACGTTTCCGTCCAGGTGCGCTGTCTTTGACAGGATATCGTCCAGGCAGACGTGGCCCCTGTAAGATTTCCAGGTGGCAATCGTAGGAGCCAACGGCATTACCCTGACTCCGGTGAATCCTTCCCAAAGTGGCAAGTGCCGTTGAGGAACGTAAGCCTCGATCCTTCCGTCTCCCTCGTAGTGTTGCATTGCCCTGGCGATGCCCATGGCGATGAACTGATCCCCGATCGCTCCACCGCGGTACAGGGCCGCGTATCCGCCAGAGGCGCAACCAACCCGGTAAGGAATCGTGTAGGCGTCGGCATGTGTACCAGGAACCCCGCGGACCTCGTCCGGGACTACGATTGAATCGTGTGGATGATGTAGACGATCGTCCAGCATCATAGGATCTTTTAGGGTCAATATTCTCATGGTAGTACCTTATCCATTTCCTCAATCCACTTCGCCCTGGCATCTCCGTAGATCCCGGCTGCGTGTGGCATGAATCCGTCCGACTGCTTCTTGTCCTTCGGCGTATTGATCTCCATCGCATTCCATTCCCAACTCAGGAAACGAACGGAGTAACCGAGCATCCTGGCCCGGTAATTGGTGAAAGTCTGTTCCGGGAACGCGAACGGTGCGTACACGAAATTTGCCCAGGCGCCCGCATGTTGCTTGTCGCACACCATCACCCCGGTGTTGAAATAGCCCTGGGTCCACTTGACCGATCCGAGCAGTGCCTGGGATAGGATCATCTCGTTGGCCCGGCCCCAATGTAGCTGGTCACCATGAGGCGCGTCGGCGCAAGCGTAGAAGTGTCCCTGGGGAAAAGTCTCGAATGGGTTTACGCACTCGCGCGAAATCAATACGTCGCTGTCGACAAACAGAGTCCTGTCGGCATTCTGCACCGCATCGACTAGCGACATTTTGGCTAGCAGTCCGATCGGCTTCTCCGGCTTAATGACCACAAGATTGGCATCCCATCGCTTGGATGATTCTTCCATCCTTGGCAGGGAATGCTTCTCAAACCATTCCGGCAACTGACAACTAACTGTTACTATTTGCCTCTTCATGGATGCCTACCTCCTTAATTGCTTTCTTTAATCCCTCCGGGATGATCGCCAGCCTCCCGGTAGAATCAAACACATCTCCGTTAGAAGTGACCGCGTAGTATCTTTCGCCCCACTGGACAAAGATCATGTCGACTTCCTCTCATCCATAAATCTTTGGATGATCTGATGCAGCCTGTAATTTTCCCATGAAAGATATTCCATGATGCGCTCCATCCGCGTCGACTCGTCTTTATGCAGAAACACGGCAAGTGGATCTTCCCATGTTTTGGTTTCCGGGCCGACGTGGATGCTGGAGCTTTTTGTTGTCATTTACTTTTTAGGCTGTTGTCAAATTTGCCGAACACGATCATGACGACCCAAACGATCGGCACAAGTACAAGTACGATCGTTGTGGCGAGTCCAACCAAAAAGATGAATTCGATAATGTTCCCGACCATTACCGTATCTTCCCCTCCTTGGCCTTGTAGAGCGTGAACACGGCCCGGACCAGTGCGCGCTCTAGGTGGTCAATGCATGTCTCGCCTAAACCGTCCGGAGAAGACACGTTGCCATCGATCTGTTGCATCGCCCGGGTCATGTGGGCAATCGCCCGGTCCGAATTGTAGCGGAGTGAGTTCTTGTGGAACCACTCGCCAAACCTAGACTTGTTTGACCCGCGGTTCATGATCTTTCTGATCACACCGCTCGCATAGGTAGCTACGTCTTCGATCGTTGGTCCTGTATGATCCTTGACCGGGAGCCCCTCCTGGAGTTCGCGGACTGCTGTGCCCAGCGAATCGATTGCTTCCATGATTGATTCCATATTAACAGTCCCACTTTCTCAGGCTTTTATTGATCCTGCTGTTTGGGTCCCGGGCAGTCTTGGCCGAGGTCAACTTCTTCTTCATGCCAGACATGCGAGCACAAAAAGATTTGCGCCTCGCAGCCGAGGTCTCGGATCGGGCAGCCTGCTTCCTGCTGACCGGGGCCTTTAGGTTCCCGCCTGTAGCGCGGTTGTAGCTACGACGTCCGGCCTCATTCAGCCCACCTTCCGGGTTCTTACCCAGGGCCCTTTGCCATGCTGGACTATCGGCCATAACCAACCTCCTTTGCTGTTAGTTTTGACTGCTCAAACGCCTTCGCAGTCGGCGCTCCTTTAGATCCGGGTTTCCTCATTCTTTCTTTCGAGCCAGCTTTAATCCTGGCCCTCTTCTTGTGAATGTTTGCGTATAGTCCTGGTTTCATTTTTTCCTCCTTTTAAGCCACACCTTTTGGTTTGAATTTCTTGTCAAAGCACCACAGTGCCAGGCAGTGCTGAAAAGCACTCCAGCCATCTTCCAACTCCTGCTCGCTCCACTTGTAAACGTAGGGAGCGGACGGAGTCTTGGACGATAGTATCACCGACATGCAGTGCACTTCTTTACCAAGGGCCTTCCTATAGGCCCCTAGTTGCATGGCGTCGTGCGCATAGATCGGGCGCCTAGATGCTGTCACCTTCTCCGGGTCGAACGATCTGTTCTTCAGATCGATTAGGCATGTGCCATACTCGGAGTGATCGATCAGCGCGTCCGCCTTCCCGGCGTATCCAGCACCGACCAGCACCTTCTCTTCCCAATGGGAGGAGACGACCTCGGAGTTGATCCACTTCACCATGTGCTCCGCGAAGGGCAGTAGATCCTCGCGAATCTCAATATCCTTTACGGATACAGGCTCCTTCTTCTCGCGCAGTAGTGGAAGTAGTCTCTCCTGGACATCATGCATAGCAGTGCCATGGTTCGACGCCTTCTTGGTCACTGCCTTGCTCAACTCCTCAACTGCCGACGCCCAATCTTCCAGGGTCTCCCCGGGAAGTCTCGGGCGCTCGTCGGCTGCGAGTAGGATTTGAGTTATTTTCCATGCATTGAGTTGGGGGGCGTCCTTCACTTTGATCACCGAAGTGACCGACGGAAGAAGATCAATTCCTTCCTTGGCTAATTTCCTCACGTCCCGGAGCGTCGTGGGACGGTCAAATCCTGACGCGTCCGGGACCGTGTGGTAAGCCTCTCCGTCAGTCGAGTACCAGTGCGCGGAGAATTCCGCGGTCACCAATCTCGTTGGCGTTTCCGAATGAGTGGAGAGTTCCAGCGCCATTAGAACGGTGCTCCGTCGTCGGTCGCTACGGTCGATTTTACCCCACCGAGTTCCTTCGACAGCAGGAGTTTTTCCTGGAGCCACTTGGGCAAGTTGACAAACTCGCCACCCTGGCCCTGTTCAATCTCGTATGAGACAAGATTGTTTACGCGCTCAGGAACGACCATGCCCTTTGGCAGTTTGGATGCCGATCCGATCGCAGCGTAGGTCTTGCCGGACGTCTGGCTAACCTTGTGAACTACATTGAGCAGTGCTGATTTGCCCAGGAAGTCCGTCACCTTGAATGAGGCGAGTTGCTTGGCGTTGAGCGCCGACCCTAGCCAGCCTTCAACGAACTTCCGAAGCGACGCCTTCGGTCCGATCGACGCGGTAAACTCCGCGGAACAGACCAACGGCTTTTTGATGATGGTGACCTTACCATTCTCTACTTGCTCGAAGTCGTCGTTCTGATCACAGATCTCAAACGCGATCCTGATCTTTTTCAACTCCTTCGTCTCACCTTGATAGGTGCTCTTTTGGGTTCCCATGTCAACTACCGAATAGCAGATTGCAGGATGCGCTCCCGCTTCTACGATCGGTCTTTCTTTTGTGCTTTTTTCGCTGAGTACTAATGCCATATGTGTGTCTCCTTTTATGGTTTATTTGGGTTTATCTGAGGTGAAGTCTGATGAATGTCTTTTGCGTGCGTGACTGCTGGCAACACGATCGGAAGACTATTGTTTACTAAATCGATCCAATCCTTAAATTTCATTGTGACGTGCCATCCTGTTTGATTTCTTCGATGACAGACGATAGGCGTCTTACCAGTTTTTGAATCGTTGGAAGATTGTTGCATCCAATCGTAAATTTTGGTTTGTTGGCAGTACTTGACCTCGACGTGGAACGGCCAGAGTTCTGATTCGACCAGTACATCACTAGCTCCGCCATCCGGAGACCCGCAGAATTGTTGGGCGCGCCTAGCCTTCCATCCAGCCTCACTGAGCAGGCTCGAAACCTCGCGTTCACCGCGTTTCCCCTTGTTGCGTGACATTTTCCCTCCGCCCATGGTGACCTCCTTGTTTCAAGATCACCGGACTCTGCCAGAAACATGGCAGTCAGGTCAATACATTATTTTTGGGGATTATTAATTAGCTTGACTTGCTATATCTTCGACAAACTCATCCAGGCAATTGAGTCTTCTGGAGACGCGGAACGTGTCGCTTTCATTTTTCTTGAATCAAATACCCACAGCAAATCCTTGTCCAGCGCGACTAGGAATATTAAATCAATGCACTTGCCGTACTTCCTCTTGTCGACTCCGCGCCCGGTGCTGAACTTGTAGCTCGGGCCCCTTCTGCCACTGCTGTGCAGCCGCGGGGCGCCACACGACTTGACCTGGATTCTTTTGAATGTGCCGTCTTTCTCCGCAACAATATCGTACCCGGCGTTGTCCTCAAATGGGGTCAACACATTCCACCCGGAAGCGAGGAGTCCTGCGATTACCCTGGCAACTCCTACCGCTCCTGTCTGACGATTACCCGGTTGGAGCATTCCCGAAAAGTCGATATCTGTTCGAGACTCTATTCTGGAGACCATTGAGAAACTTTTTACGTTCCGGGTCCTGCTCCGCAAGCCTTCTCTCGTAGGTCATCTGCTCGACGGAAACGTTCCTCATTACCTCTGATGGGTTCAATCCCTCCAGGGCCTTGAGCGTCTGAGGCCCAAGGGCTCCGTCATCTTTCACCCCGATCGCGCGTTGCAGGAACTTTGTCGCCCCTCCGACCCCGCGGTTGAATGCCAGGTCCTGGAAGAAGGGTCGGTAAGGCTCAGGAAGTTTAGACGTGAAAGGCTTGGTATATTCTACGACGTACCTGGCAGCTGCGTCCCGACGCTCTTCGGGCGGAAGATTCTTCAGCATCTGCGCGGCCGCGGGATGATACTTGTCATTGATCCCGGCTACCTCGTAACTCCCGCCCATATCCCCGGAAGGGAGATTGTAGACCATGACGTTCCCGGACTTGTCCTTCCTGGCCTCCATGTCAACCGTTGCCAGGGCTGAGTCGTATTCGTTCTTCGGAACCTTGGGCCCGACTAGGTTTTGGTCTTGCATAATATTTTTAGTCACTTCGTCCTCCATTGCTCTTTGTGCTGTCTCTGCACGGATATCGTCCATCGTCGCCGCGGACCGCATGCGCTCAGACATTGCGACCAGGCGCTGACCCTTCTCGTCGGTCCACCCTGCTTTCTGTGGCTCCCGCATCGGTCTGGATACGTTTTGCCTGTCGAATTCCCCGGCCCCAAATGGGGTGAAATTTCTGCTTGCGCTTAGTTCGGGGATCTGTGTTAGAATGTTTGCCATGAAGAAAATCCTATTGCTGGTCGTCTTATCACTCGGTCACTGTTTCGCCGGGGATATCATCCAGACTTCCGGTGGTGAGTACGCCGGGTACATCAACGGAAGAATGATCACAACTGCATCCGGCTCCTACGGAGGTGTGATTCTGAACAGAAAGATGATTGTGGATGCTGACAGTTCCTACGGAGGATTCGTCACAAGGGGAGGAACAGTTATTGACGCGTCCCAAAACACTACTGGTTTCATTTCCAGATGGAGAGACGTCGACGTCGAGTGAGGTCATTTTTTGGCCTCCAATTGTTTTTTAATTAACCTAGATTTTACTGCTGATTCGAGGTCTTGAGTCTGAACATTTCCGGCAGTTGCGCCTCGAACTCCGCGTCCAGTTCGTCCGTCACCGTCCTGTCGGGCCACGCCACGCTCAGGTAGTTCTCCCGCGTTAGGGGTAGTCCCTCCCTCAGTAGGAACCTTACCGCTCCGTCTTGCCCAGCTAGGGTCTTCAATTCCTCCTGCGAATTTGTTGATTGTATCTCTTGCTTCATCTATTTTTACCTTTCCTTTAGTATAGCTCTTCCAGACGTCGTCGACAAATGCTTTATTCTTGGCCTGGCCCTTGAACGTCGGCTTGAATAGGCCACGGATTGCCTCCCAGGTTATGCTCTGCATCTCCCGCGGGAGCACTCCTCGCTCCTTCGCTGCGTTCCTGTAAGCCTCGGCAAATAGCGCGTAGGTTCCAGAGGCTCCGACGATTTTAGATGAGGGCCCTCCGCCAAGGTTGTGAAGCACCTCCGTAGACCCACCGGACAGTGGCCGGAGTAGCCCGGCCGCGACTGCATGCGTATCAATTGTTACGTCTCCAAATTTGGAATTTGGCTGGAGAATGTTGTTGAAGAAGTTCCTGACTTTATGCTCTTCGCCAAGCTGGTTGTGGATGTTTTCCCTTGCGCCATTCCCAAGAATGCTAATGCCCTTCTCGATCTGTGGGAACGATCCCCATGCCACCTTCCCTTCGCTTCCGTCGTCGTTGAGCTTTTTGCCAAGAGTCTGTCCGTTCGGACTGTAGACGTCGAATGACCTAGAATTGTTTACCTCGTCCCAGGCCCTTAAAAACACTGCCTTGTCAAATGTGTCGCTGATCTGATCATATCTCTTGCCCAGCAAATTCTTCTTTGCAGCCTTTGCCAGGATCGCTCTTTTGGGATCAGACTTCAGCCAATTAAACATTTCGGGAGAAAATACTTCTTTCGACTTGTTGGTATTAATGTCGATAACCCTGTTTGCCAGGGATACATTCATAAACCAATCCTTCTGTGGCGACAAGACTGCGAGCACACCGGCATTCTGCCTGGTATTAGTGCCATACTTGCCAGCCCACTCCTCGGAAATTTTCCTGGCTCCGTCGTACCACTTCTTTGCTTCGTCGCGCAGTTCCGGCTTAAAGGAGTCGTAAAGGTATAGAAGATTGCCCTTAACGTGATCGACGAATTCCCCAAGGATTCCTTCGGTCGTTTTGCTCTTTGGACTAAAGCCAGGGTAATTCTTAATAAGATCTGCCTGTTTTTTTGCTAGTTCTTTGTCTTTCAGGATGACGTCCAGGCCAATCGTCAGCTTCTCTGTTAGTGGATTCTCTGTTGCCTTTACTGCCTTCGGATTCCTCTGACTGACCCAAAACTCTTCGTCTTTTACCTCTTCCGGGCTTGCCGGGGCAAATTGCTTCTGCTCTTCGCCAAGAATGCTTGATTTTGGCTTGCCCTGTCCGTATGCAGAAAACTCCTTTTCAATTGCTTGCATCTTACGCACTCCAGCAACCACTTCGGGAGTAATGTCAACCGACCAGATTGGGACTTGTTCCCTTAATACATTATCTTTAATTTCTGACTCTCCAACCTTGACGCCAAACTGCTTCATGTACTTACCGATTTCCGCCGGAAGCACTTCGTCGTAAAATTTCTCCATTCCCTCTTTTCTTGGCATCGATGTTCCAGACGGTGTTTCCTGCATTTTCTTCCAAACCTTATTTGAGAAAACATTGTTTTCGTCTGAAATTCCGGATGCTTTAATCACAGCTTCCAAATCTTCTTTTGTTTTCACAAGCCTCACCATTGGGTTGTCGCCCAAATCTTTTACAGGACCATCATTTCTTGTGAAATTTCTTGATTGCACCAAATATCCCTTAACTCCTTCTTCGTTAAATTCCCTCCAATCCACACGCTCGCTTCCCCATCTTTGGAATTGAGTTGCTCCCTTTGTCCATCCAACAGCTTTTTCCCCGCTATCAACTGCTCTTTCAAGTATTCTTTTGAATACCTGGATCGGCCAATCCTTGCGAAACGGAGCATCTGGGATGCTTTTATCCGTCATTCTGTTTGCAGAAGCCTTATTCTCGGCCTCGGCTTTCATTAATTTAACGGCGTCCTCTCCGCTTAATTCTTCAAAAACAAGTGGACTTCCGTATTTTTCTTTTAATTCTTTTCCGACCTTGAAAAGACCAGTGTCCTCCATGTACCCATATTTTCTGCCTTCCTGGTGCCTGTCGCTTTGAATCTCTTCTATAAATCTGATTGTCCTGGACGATGCATCTTTTCTTACGTTTGTCCTTCCTGTGGCAATAGAATCAATTCCCTCTTTCCCATAGTGTGGGGCATGAAAAATCTCTCCAGATATCGCATTTCCTTTGTACCTTACGGCCGCCCCATATTGGGAAAATAGTTTCAGAAGTTTTGGCGGAATACTGCCCTCCCATTCAACAACCATTGGATTTGCATCCGATATTCCGTACTCCCGGTCTTCGTACCCAAGGGCAGCTACATCGCCAAGAAAATCTTCCGCAAATCCCCTGGACGGAAATCTTATTTCAGCAGATGTTGTTTCTTTTGGAAGATGCTTGGATAGAATAATTTCTTCTGTTTTAGTCCCTCCAGGAACTTGATATCCGGAATATTGTGGTTGATTCGGCCTGTCTTCCGACATTAAACCCTCAAGCCTGTCTCCCCTTGCAAACAAGTGTTGAGATTCGTCGGCCAGCTTTCGTTTCTCTTCCTTCGTCGTAGCTTTTTTTGATTCTCGAAGTTTTTGCACAGACAAATCTTTTAATTTGATGTAGTCAATTTCATCTCTTCTGTTTTGCAGATCTATTAATTCCTTGTACGGTCCAAACTTATCATAAACACTTCCCATCGGCTTTTTTTCATATTCAGACTCGAGAAATTTTAGTCTTTTCGATTCTTCGGCAGACAACGGTTCCATTGAGAAGTCTTTAAGAACTGTTTCCTTAATCTTGGTAAAACCTTCGCCTGTCAAAAACTTCATCATGTCTTCCTTGCGAACCTTCCCATTTCCTTCGGACGCAAGTTTATCGATTTGATCCATGACCCCACTAAACTTTAGGTCTTCCTCGTTGACTCCCTTTGCTTTCCCTGGCCTTAGTATTGCTTTTACCTGGTCGGCGTCAGCTATGTCAGGCATCATGTCCCTAATCGCTATAGCCATTGAGTAATCTCCGGGCGCCAAGTTCGCGGCCTGCTTCTGGTAGTCGAAGAAGAATCCTGTGCGCCCGGTATCGCGAGAGTTGGCAATGCGGTCCAGGCGATAAGATTTGACCAGGCTCCCCGGGGGTCGCCCTTCGGATGCGTACATCGGATTCGCGTTTTTATTTGCCTCGTTCGTGATCCCGAACAGATAGTTGATCGCGTTGCGCTTATCGATCCCGATCCCTGTCTCTCCGGGTCTTTCGTTGGCATGGTTGTCCAGGTACTGCATGACGTCCTTCTCGTAAGATGCCAAGTCTCCGCCCCACACCTCGTTGATCCGGCCCTTGCCACTCCTGGCAAAATCAAGCATGCGACCGCGAAGAGCAGATATGTCCACCGCCTGGGCCAAGATGTTCCCGGCCTTAGATAGGCGCCAGCCCAGGAACGCGATCTCGGATTGTCCAACCTTAATGTTGCCTAATCCGCGCTTAACAGACTGAGCCCAACTGCCATCCTCGCCTGTGCCGACCTTCTGGTACCAGACAGAATGTGTCTTACCCTCCTGGCGGCTATCTTGAAGGGTCTTAGCTACTTCCTTTGTGAAATCATTAAAACTGTCGAGGTTAAAGAATCCCTCTGGGAGGGTATTGCCCCCAACGTATGGTTTGCCGTCAGACTGAATTTTGACGCCAAACTCAGGGCTCCCGCGCTCCAGGACAGCGTCCGGATTGTAGAGGCGCCCAACGTCCGCCACCCTGGCCTTGTCAACTGCCAGGATCGATGCCGGATCTTTAGCTCGGACAGTGCCGTCCGGGAACCTGACAGCAAAATCGTTCTCCTCGAGATTTGTCTTCCTGTTGCGAGTGAACTGGATCGCTGGATTGTTCGCCAGGTTCCTGTTGCCAGGCCCCGGAACTAGCGTCACGTCCTTCTGCTTTTCTGCCTTCTCTAGTCCGTCAAGATACTTGTCACGGTCCCGGAACCATCTTGAGGTCAACTCTCGAAGCTGTTTGGACGGAACCAGGGGGTTGTCCTTGAATAGCGTGTCAATATTTGTCGGCTTGGGCCCTGTCGTATCGATCCCGAACTTATTCAAAAGCCTTCCAACAGGGGCCAAGAATCCTTCCTGGAGAGATAAGAGATTCGTCCCAGGCAGTGTTCTGCGACGAAGTGAGTCAAGATCCCTACCGCGGGACTCGCCCACAAACTGCTCCGCCAGGATCTCGTCCGCGATCCAATCAAGATCCCCGGCTCCAGGCTCCGACCGTTGAGACGCTTCTCTTAGTTCGTTCGCCTTGGCTCGTACCTCGGCCTCGGTTGGGGCTCCTCTGCCCTGGCGCTCACCCTCAAGAAGTTTCCTGGCGTACTCGTTCCCCCTCCTGCGAAGACCCTCTTCACCGTACTCAGTCATGACTGCCATGCGACCCTCGGACTTATTGATCGCAGGAGACTTCTGAATTGCGTGTAAAATCTCATGTCTCACCGTGTCTCCGGTGGACCTCTTGTCGTCCATGTTAATCAGCAGTCTGAATTTACCGCTCTTGTCCTGCACTCCCTTAACAACTCCGGCCGCGTTGATCCCGGCATTCTCGGGCATCATGAACGAATCGCGACCGTGGAATTCAACCTGTACGTCCGGTGCCATCATCTGGAGCGTCGCGGCGTCCAGGAATGGACGATTATCCTTGCGGACATAGTCGGCAATCTTGTTTACGTCTAGGCCAAGATCCGCCTGCCTTGCAAACAATCTGTTGACGTCACCCTGCTTTGCGAGCGCCTTCTTTGCCGGGATCGCTGCGACTCCCTTGACCGCTCCGCCAAGTCCTCCAAGACCTCCTCCAATAACCAATCCGCCTCCGATCCCCTCTTCTTCTCCCCCCGACGCAACATAGCCCAACCCTGCGCCGACGGCCGCAGATTTGACAGCGCCCTTGCCTGTCTCCAGGCCAAGTTCCGCGGCCCCTTGCGTGATCGGAGAAGATACGATCGATGTGTTCGCGGCCTTTCTAAGCCACTCAGGATTCTTCTGGTTCTTCGCGACGCGCTCCATGATGGTCATCCTGGACGGTCCTGTCATCGCCTCTTCCCCCGCAATCCGGACTGCCTGGGCTCCGCGTTCGGCAATCTCCGCCCCGGCCCTAACTCCTGCAACTTTGGCTCCGATCGGGAATGCCCCGGGGATACCTATCGCGGCCGCTCCTGTGGCAATTGCTCCGGCAGTCTTTGGAGCGGTTACTCCGGGAAGAACACGCTGGATTCCTTGCCCAACCTTTTCGACTCCGTAGTCAATTGCTCCTCCTGTTGCTCTAGCTGCTGTCTCGATCCCCCCGGCAACTCTTGTCCCCGCCCTGAGTGCTCTTCCACCAACAGACGCAGCCTTTGCCTCTGGCCCAACAAATGGAATCGCAATTGTAGGGTCCAGGAACATGCTTCCTAGCTCCGCAGCTTTTGGCGCAAATGCTCCTTCCGGCAAGCCAATCACGCTCTTACCTTGCGCCCTTTTCGCATTGATTTTATCGATCGCATCCATCTGATAATTTTGATCGATTGTTTTTTGGTTTAGGTACGACTTGTAATCGTTCTGCAATCCCAATGCCCCGGCTGCCATATATGGAGCTTTTTCAATAAACTTCGACGCCCCGGCAACCATTGTTCCGAGATCCATTGTGCCCCTCGCCGCGGCCTCAAGAACCGTTCCAGCAAGTTTCGGGGACAGCGGATTTGAAGCTGTTTGCAGTAACTCCGGCGCTCCCTGTGAAATTACAGGGCCAAGATATTCAGCCGCTCCAACTGCGCCCTCTTTGATCCTATTCAGAGCACTCGGCTCAGTAGCCTTTAGAATTGAGAACTCATCTTCGCTAGCTACGAATGTTGGATCTGATTCGTCTTGAGAGCGAAGGAATGATGCGGTAGAGGCTTCGTCCAGTACTGGCCTTGAATCTACAAATGAAACTCCACCCTGGTAGGCATTATGAACTAGCGACGCCTCCTCTTCGGTAAACTCAAAGTTCGGATTGTCGCGGTACTGGCGCAGCAAATAATTTGCTGCCTCCAATGGGTCCTGGATGATTTCGTCGGCCATGACCGACTAGCGGTTTTGAATTACCTTGCGAGTGCGAGGATCGTATCCGCCAAATCCTGTGGGATTCATTGGACGTTGCGCGGGTTGTTGTGGTGCCTGCTGTTGCCCAGCCTGTCTCGGTCGCTGACCTTGCGCTTGATCGTCCTGGTTCGACTTTGGCAACTCGACTGTTCTACCGGCAATGCTCTTATAGTCTTCAGCCCTTGCCTTGAGCCTTGTCCTCATGCTCTTGATTGCAGCGAGTGTTGTTGCTGTTGTAGGCCCTGTGACTGGATTATTAAAACCAACAGATACAGGAGTTGTTCCCATCGGAATGGCAAACTTCCTGGCCGCCTCAACTTCGCCCTCTCTTGCCACAGATCCTGGATCAAGGACCTTCGCCAAAGATACTGCGAATAGGTAAGGAATTTGCTTTAGTGTTGCGGACCCCTCCGGGTCCATGGTTTCAAAATTTCCATACTTTTTAACAGTATTCTCGAGCTCGTCCGCCATGCGGTATGCTTCACGGATATTTGACTCAAACGCAAAATCTGCCTGTGTCAATTCCTTGCCTTTAGCGACTAGGGCTTTCTCGCCAGCATCGGCAACGCTCATCATAATTCTACGTTTCTCAGGATCTGGCTCCATCATTGCCTTTTCCTTATAATACTTAACTTTGTTGACCTGGCGATCTACATATGCGTCGACAAGTTCCTCTGGAAGCCCAGCCGGGACTACGATGCTAGTTCCTGGCGCTGTCCTTGTCCCTGTGGTTTCGGCGAGTCTGTTCATCAGCGCGGCCTGTTCAACAGGGTCGGAAGACTGTATTAGTGCTTGACCAACTCGCTTTGCTTCCTGCTCTGGATAAAGTTTCTGCTTCAGCATTTCGACGCGGAGTTGACGATCTTGGTCTTCTAGTGCCTGACGTTGCTCTTCTCTCCTGTAGTAGTCTTCTCTCCAGGGTAGTGTGATTAGCGGTCTTTGAACTTCTGCCATAATATTATTGCCTTAATTAATCAACTTTATCCGAAAAATCCCTTTGGCCCGGCTAGTCCGCCTATGCCACTAAGAATGTTGGCTCCAGCATTAAGATATTGCGGAGTGGAATTTGCCGCGTTCGTAGTCGCCTGGGCCTGAACGTAGGCACCGTAAGTCCTCGCCAGGTAATCGGCTTCGCTACCATAAAGAGCAGTAGCATTCTGGGCGCCCCTAAATCCTGCCATCGGATCGACGTACATGTATGGGATGTTTGCTGTCGTTCCTCCACCGAATGTTCCTGTTGTCGTTGTCCCGGCCCCTGCAACGAGTGCGGCAAGTCCTCCACTTTGTTCCGCAGCCCGGCGATTTGCCATATTGTACATGGTGGCTCCGGACGCGGTAAAGTCAGCAGCCGCACCAAGCCTATTGAGCGTTGCGGCCTCGCGGAATGCCTTATCTCTTCTGAGCGCGTCTGTCACGCTTTGACCGGAAGACAGGAAGCTGGACGCTGCTCCGAGCCTTTCCCGCATCCTGGCCTCACCAGCAAGCCCGGTCGTAACAGCCTCTTCAACGGCTGGGGCAACTCCAAATATGTTACCCCTGGCAGTCTGTGCTCCCCTGGCTGCTTGCTCGTACTGCCTACGCTCTTCGGCGTCGAGTTGAGATCCTAGCGCAACTTGTGCAGTAAGTTTGTCCTGAATGTCCCTGCGTAAAGCCTCTGTAGCCGGATCTGTCGTCTCGCCAATATCGGCCTTTGCCAGTTCAGCGTATCCCTTTGTAAGGTTGCCAATCATATCGGCAGTCGCTGGGTCGATCTGCCTTATTTCGTCCATCATTCTTTGCTCTGGAAGCAGGAGCGATTCTCGGAAAGTTTTCAGAACACCAGCACCCTCTTCCACTGTTGTTGGCTTGTAGTTATCAACTAGACCCTTTGTCGTTGCGACGTCTTCGTTGACAGAGTTTAGCTTGGACTGAAGATCAGCTATAAATTTGTTGTTAAGATCAATCCTCCTGTCGCCAGCCGGAAGATCTTTTCCGTACTGAGTCGCCTCGTCAATTTGACTCTTTAAATCAGAAGCTATAGAGTTTGCCTTTGTGTAGAGCTCGTCGTACTTTGCCTTTGTCCTAGAATTAATGTCATCCAAGATTTGCTGATCGGTGACATTGATGTTCAGCTTGCCAAGAAGTTTGCTTCCGCTTTCTTTTGTTGCTACGTCAAACTTTAAATTTGCAAGAGCATTGTCCAGCGCCTTCATGTCCTCTTCTGGAATTTTTCCAATTCCAGGAGAAAGGTCCTGAATGTTTACTCTTGTTACAAGCTCCGCAATTTGGGGGGCTCCCTGACTCGCCTCGGCAAGTAATCTTGTTAGTTTCTTTTCTTCTTCAAATGCAAGTCCTTTTTGTGATTGTTGCTGAGAACTATTATTTTTATACTTTGAAATTTGGGCTTTAGATTGAGCGACAATTTCTTTTTGCGCTTCTATTTGATTCAGTTTTGACTCAACGTCTCCAATTTTATCAATAATATCTATTGCATTTTTACTTAAATTCCCGGTCTTAAAATCTCTTACGAGCCTAGCCGCGTCCTTTAGCGTTTGCGCGTCGGTGGAATTAAGATTGTTTACCCCAACCTTCTGGGCCGCGCTCAACGCGGTTGTGTAGTAATTTAATGCCTGTAGTAAATTGTCTGGCTTTTTTTCTAGCTCAGATACTTTTGTAATTTTCGGTTGTTGAAATTGATATTCTTTATTTGCCTTTGCAATGTCGAACCCTTGAATTGTTATTTTTGGATAATCTGACTTCCCTGTTTTACTGTCATAAACCTTTGGCTTGGTTGTGTCTGCCACTGTTGTTGGTTTCGACTTATATTCAGCCGGATCTAGCTTATATACGTCCTTGATTAGGCTTTCTTCGGCCTTGGCTTTATTAAATACACCCTTTGCATTTACAGAGGACGAGAAGTCCGTCATCCCCATTGATTGCAATCTAGTTATGTCTGGAGCTGCCTTAGTCGCAGCAGCAATATTGTATCCAGATGCCTTAAAGATTTCTGGATCGATTTTTAGAGTGTCCTTAATGTAGGCCGCTCTTTGTTCTGCTGTTTGTGCTGGTGCTTTTGCTGCCATATTACGCTAACCCTGTTAAATAGTTTGCTTCTTTTGCTCCGGCAGATTTCTTTACCTCATAAGGAACAGAAGCCTCTGCTGGTTGCCCATAAAGGCGAGCATACTGAGTCGCGGCCTGAGCCCCTAGTCCGCGTTGTACCGCAAACGCGTTTGGATTTGTCTCATACTGTCTGCGCAATGCTTCGAGAGACCTTTGCGAACCATACTCACGCTCAACCTGGAGCCCTGTCTGTGCGGCTCGCTGCGCATCCAGCGCCGACATTTGGCGCTCAAGCTCACGCTGGCGAGGATTGTACTTTTCTCGGAGACGTTGTTCGAGTGCAGCTACGTCACCCTGATTCGCGATATATGTTTCAAGCGACGAACGGTAGTAAAGCTCATTTGCCCTGGCCGCGTTTACCGGGTCGGGCGGGGGTGGTGGTGCTGGAATTGATGGAGCGCCTCCCATTATAGTAGTGCCTTTCGCATAAATTTCATGTAATCGTAAACCTTTCTTTTCCCACCCCTATTAAAAACAATATTCTTCCTCGGGCCAAATCTGCTCCAGAGTATAGACAATAATGTCTTCATAGCCAAACGGCTATAAGGTGTACTACTACCATCTGTAGAGGTGACCGTCAAGTCTACAAATGCAGTGTTTCCGTCTTGCCTATGTACATAATGTATAGGTTCTTCGTTCTCATGCAAGCACCTTGCAATTGCCACCCCAGAGATCTTGTCTCCGTCCTTGGCAATTCCAACCAGGTAGTTGTCCTGGTGCCACTTAAACCACTCCCTAAAGTTAGGCCATCTCGACTCCGGGACGCCCGATAGTTCTATATATTCGACCGCTGTCATATGTTGCTTTGGATTTCAATCGTGTCCGGATTGGCCGCGATCGTGATCTGCCTAATCGAAAGTTTTCTGGATGGGGCTAGCATCTTGATCTTCATGTTCCGCCACTTTTGGTATGACCGAAGACTGTCTGCCCGGAAGTTGTATGTTTGGGCCGACAGAGTAGCCGGAAGCGTGAAAGGCAATGTTAATCCTCCTGGGGTAGACGTGTCAACCGCAGATCCAATCGTGACGTACTGCGAATCAGATTCGCGTTTCATTTGGATTGTGCAGTTCGTTGCCGTCGAATAGTAGTATTCAATCTCGTAGTGCGACCCATACTTCTTCGACACCTTGTCGTCCAAGTCATACGCTTTTGTCACAAGATAGCTTTCGTATGACGATCCATAGTCCTTGAAGTTGGTATTGCCATCACCCTGAAGATCCGGGTCAAGATAGTCGTACAGGTGCCCGACTTGTCCTGTCGGGCTGCCAACAGCTAGCTTAATCCCATTCGTAGTGTATCCAGAAGAAAAATTCGTTGTCACCATTCTGCTGGCACTGATTGACCATAGCCCTTCGAATGACCCGAAGACCGTGTTATAGACGAGCACATAATTGCATGTTGTCGAAGAGTCTAAGGGTAGCGCTAGAAAGTATCTATTATTGTGGAAAGCCGCGTTACTCTTCGAGATGAATCCTCTATTGATTCTCGCAATAATATCTTTTACAGGCTCGGACATTGGAACTCCTACCGTATAAAAGTCGTCTGCCATCGACCTTACTACGCTCCTTATCCCATCGCTCGACAGGAAGAACACGTCTTTAGTTGTAAAGATTGTGGTCCTTCCGGCCTGGCATCCAAGTTTGTCGTTAATCAATCTAACGGTCCATTCCGCAGCCGTTGCTTTTGTTGGGTCTGCTGTTACCAGGTAGATCTTGTTTGGCTTTAACACAAGGATTTCAAAGTCAAAGAAAGGCTGAATTGCCACAATGTCCTCACCATCGTCGCCACCCACAATAATGCTGTTCGTCGATTTCCAGACCTCGGCATCAAGAAGATCTGATGCGTAGAGAGTATTCCGATTGTCTCCTGTACCAACCGCAAAAAGTCGATTCGTAAACTGGCGGATAAGTCGAAGTCCGGCTGGGGCAATGCTTGATATGGTTGCTGTAGCCGTTGCCGTAAAGTGTCCTCCACCGGAGGGTGGGGCAGCTATTGTAACTGATGGAGCAGACGTGTATCCAGATCCTGAGTTTAGAATTGTGACGCCAGATACAGTTCCGCTTGAAATCAATGCAACTGCCGTTGCATTTGTTCCTCCGCTTAAATTTGGAGTTCCAATTGTTACTGCCGCAGTCGACCCAGTATATCCACGGCCCTCGGTTGAAACCGTAATTGTAGATACCTTCGACCCCTGCCTGTACGACGTTGTTCCGTCCGTATAATAAAGTTCGCTAGCTCCGTCCGTATAGAAAATTTTGTTTTTGAATTGCGTGAAGTCAACATCAACAGCCCCGCTCGTGACCGTACCGTTTGTCGTCGAAAAGCTGGTTGCACTTGTGCTTTTGTAGATCGTTCCGTTCGTCGCCAGAATAATATGTTCGATGCTTGGAGTGTCGAGATAGTGCATGCCCTGGATTGATGATCCGCTTGAGACGTTGGAAGATATTTGTTCGATCCCTTGTCGCGTCTGGAGAATTCCAGACGGACTTATCGTCATATTGTAAAGATCGCTAGCCTGGTTATTTGCAATTAGGCTTGGCGTGACTCCGGATACCTGGCCCCCATCAAAACTAAACGATCCGGATATGGCTAGAAGATCGTCTAGGTTGTCGTTGTAAAGTGGCATAGCACTAAACCGATATGTCTAATATGCTAAATTCACCAAGGCTTGACGGAGTGATTACCTTAATTCCTCCGACCTGGCTCATTTCGTACTGAGCCATGGCAGATAGGTCTGCATTGGCCGTTGCCACCACAGCCTGGGCCTTTGCGTACTGCCTCTCCCTCTCCAGGGCGTCGGCGTGAGTCAATGCCAGGACAACGTGCTGAACGTGAGGCAATCTGAGCTCGTCAGTAATCGCGTTGGACGCCGGAGGAAAGTCTACGACATAATTCGACCTGGTTAAGCACTGGTTCTTCTCCACTACCTTCAGAGGCGTCGTGCTCGACGTGTTCAATAGCGGATAAAGGTCAATCTGTGCTGTCCCAGACGTTCCGCGGCCTGTAAAGTAATACTGAGTCGGTGTTCCTGTTCTATTGTTGTCCAGCAAGTCTGCGTCCTGGCTAATGATTGTCTGCAAATCTACTGCTAACAGTTCGCTATCACCGTATGCAACTGAAAGAGGATTCTCTACTAACGATCCAAGGGTAACAGTTCTGGTAGACGTAGATACTGAGTACGTCGAGCTAGTGACACTCTCGCGCCATGGGGCAAAGTTCCAGACGCGCCGATAGTTCAGCGATGCTGACTTTTGCAAGAAAGTAAGCGTATCGGCATCGGTCTTGCCGATCTTCTCGCCTGCGTATTGGGCAATTTCAGTTAGGGTCATAAATTAGACCCTAGTATGGAAACCTTTGCTTGATTTCCTCTACCTTAGATAGCCATTCGGCTTCGGTAGCTTCCCCGCGTTGTGATTTGAAGAAAAGAGGATCAGATTCAGTGCGATACGCGCTTGACCTGTTCTCCTTGGAAATTTTCATTGGCTCTTCGGCAACAAGGCGGTTGTATTCGTTGAAAATCTGCTCCTCTGTTACTGGGGCTTGCGATGGCTTGATCCATGTAACAACACCACCAATGCCAGATCCAACGATGGAAAACTCGGCATCTGGAACAAGCGAAAAAATTGCGTCTGCTTTTTTTATCATGGTGCTACCTCGGCCAAAATTATTCTTGAAGGTGAGCTAGCCTCTTGGTAGTAAACTATTGGAGATGATCCAATTTGATATATCCTACCTTGTGTTTTGTATGTGCATTGAGATGTGGTCGATGGTGAATCTAGTGCAGCTATTGTGACATAGCCAGCTAATGCTGTCGATGACGCTCCCGACCCACTTGCAACTACAAAACCCGAATCATATCCACTAGGAGTTGTCGTAATGTCTGATGAATTTGTTCCTATTGTTCTCACTAATTTAACAGCATGACCAGCATTTGTGGCGGATCTTGTAACATAATAATTCTGATTGACAAGAACAATAATTTTATTTGATGCGCTTGATGGTGTAATTGATGCTGATAATCCAGTATCAGAATGTGAGGTTGAGCTAGTGGAAACTTGAGTAGAATATGTTGCCTCAACAACCTGCAAAATCTTTCCACCAGAAGCAGTTCCAATGGTTGTAATCCTTCCCTTGGCATCAACTGAAATTGTTGGAATAATTCCAGTTGTACCATAGGTTCCTGCCGTTGCTCCAGTTGTAGAAAGAGTTGCCGTCCCTTGACTAATAGTGAAGTCACCAGCTAAGGTTGTGGATAAATTACCAATAGTTCCAGTAGTGCTTCTTAAATTGGTAATCGTTCCAGTAGTGCTGTTTAGAGTTCCAATCGTTCCAGCAGTAAAATTGCAAGATGTTCCAACTGATCCAGTATATGTTCCGCCAGTTAATACTCCACTCAGCGTACTTGCTGTAAGCGTTTGAACTGTTCCATTTGTAATGTTTGCGTTTGTTGAGGTAGTAGTTCCAGAAGTAAGATTCTGGATTGTTGCAGAAGTTGAATTTGTAGTTCCTGCCGTTAATGTATTAATGGTTCCAGTGGTGCTATTAAATGTCGCAGTCGTACCACTCGTAACAATCTGCGCTGTCGACGTTGTCGTACCAGTCGTAAGGTTATCAATCGTTCCTGACGTACTGACAAGAGGGGCCTTCAGAAGATTGGCAACCGTCATTCTCTTTAGATTATTTGAATCTGAAGCATCCCCAATTAGAATCGTATCGTCTGTTCCAACAACCGTTTCGGCAGTACGATCTTGAATAAGGCCGGAGGTTGGCGTGGCAGCTGTAACCAACGCGCCTAGCTTGGCTGCGGTTACATCGTTTGCGACTCCGTCTGTAAATGTTGTTCCAGCTGTGAGTGATGCCATTGTTTTTCTCCTAATTCCCTAAACGATTTTTAAGCATGTCCCAGGCTATTGAACAGATCAGTCCAATAATCCCGGCTATGGCTAGCGCCTTTGTCCGGAAGTGCTCTAATGCAGAAACTCTATTTACCACATCCGCGTACTTTGACAAGCTGGTCTCGACCATTTTGTACAACTGGACCTGGCGCTCTTCCATCCGGGCCAATTTGACCTCTATGCTCCAGACCTGGTCATCACTCATGGCTTAACCTTTCCGGCATCTTCGGCTGCGCCCATGTCCGAATAAACAGGAAGCAAATTATTGTCAACTTTGCTTGGAGAGCAAGAGCAGAGGAATAGAGCAATGAGTAGGATTGGCATTTTAGTTAAATGGATAGGTTTTCCCAGCCCCAGCATTGTAGAGAGATGTTATTTCTGCGCCAGTCAAAGCGCGATTCCAAACTCCGTATTCGCAAATACGATAGTTTCCTTGTGATGCGTAAAAATCCCCCTCGGCGGCTGTAGCACCAATCGCCAGGCTAGTTCCAGCCCTTGCTGACGCATATCCATTATCTCCCACATAAAATGAGTTATTAATATACCAATTTAATCCGCTAGAATCTTGCGTTATGCAGTGATGATACCATTGGTTTTCATTTGGAGTAAATGATTGCCCATAATCAATACCTCCCGCACCGATCCATTGATTATTATCATCTTCACCGCCAGCAATTTGAAAAACTCTTGTTCCGCCGTTATATCCAAAATCCCAAAAAGAACAGAAAGCTAAATTTGCAGTAGTGTTAATTTTATACTGCCAAAAGGAAATCGTCCAATAATTTGGAAATTCAAAATCTGATCTTTCTAAAAATGTTCCATTAGCGCTAAACCTTGCGCTTGTTGTTACTCTGCCAGATTCGATTGTAATGTTTGAACTTGACCCATTTGTGACCGCCAAAGTATTGCCATTCCCGCTTGAGTCTAGCCAGCTAGTTGTGTCGAGCTTCCAGTAGGCAAGTAGGCCAGAAAGGAGTGGTGATGGCGCGCCACCACCAACCTTTGGGATGTTCTGCACTCCTAGTCCTAAAGATAGTCTTGGCATATTAATTAAATGGATAACTTTTGCCAGCCCCAGCGTTGTAAAGAGATGTAATTTCTGATGCCGATAATTCTTTATTCCAAATTCCAACTTCGTCTATTGTGCAATCTTTTCCAACCGCAAAACTTCCATCAGCATTCCCATTTAATGAAACATTTTCTGTTGGAATATTTGCGTAATTTCCAGATGAAGAGATAGAACCATCTAATGCTCCATTCACATAAACTTTAAGAGAACCAGTTCTTTTCCAAGTCATTGCA